AGTTGCTATAGTTACGTTAACTAAGCACTTGCTTATTCTATTGCCTTCAGAATCAAGTTCTGGAGGTCTCCCGACTTGTCGTACCATATTTCCAGAATAGCGTATTCTATATAATATATATGTATGTTAAATTAAACTAGAAAAGAGTCTAAGCTCCTAATACTTTCGATAATTCTTATTATAGAAAGTAATATTTAAACCACACGGTTTTAAAAGAACAAAAAAGAGGGTTGGACACTACAATAATAGGATTTAACATACATATAATAAATATATAATGCGTTATTCTTTATTATTATTGCTTTATTTCTGTAATCCTAAGCCTTTGGAGAGTGTTTCTGATGCGTTTTTGCCCGTATTACTTGCGTTTTGTATGATTGGAAGTAGTTTTGACGCGGCAGCTTGTACGTACCACGGTTGTCCACTCAAGTCTTTTGTCATATTATGTAATAAACTTAATTGGGATCCTTCTTCTCCTTTCCCTAATTCTTTAGCAGCATTACCCATAGCTCCAGACCAGAATTTTTGAAGGCTATCCCTAGCACGTGGCAGCATAAACTCTTCAAAATCTTGTAAAGTTTGTTCTCTAATGCTCTTAACTATAACTTCTAATCCTTGATTAAGGGCGTTATCAGACTCGGAGCTTAATAACCATAATTCAATCTTTTTCTGAGTCTTTAACGGTATCCAATATGTATAAATGACTAAGTATAATAAGAAGCTCATAATCCATACAATAAGAAACTGGATATCGTTCATAGTTTCGCAATCTCTTTTTTCACCCAATCCAACGAAACACTAAATCCTTTTTGAAGCATACAGGAAACTATCCAAACCGGTCCGGCCGGAGTATAATAAAGATAACCTAAATGTTTTTTAGCGTTAGCATTACAGGCTGCTAAAGCTTGTACTTGGTTGTTTTCTAATATCGGGTCTAATATATCCTCTTTATCTGGTATTAATTCTTCAATATCTTCTTTTGCGTCTTTAACTATTTCTTTTACTTTATCGGGTATTTCTTGAAGTGATGTAATTAATTGAGTCCAAATTTTTAAAGCATCTTCAACGCCATCATACATAGAAGCTAAAACAACACCACGAGGTAGATTTAGATCTACTGCCGGTATTACCTCAGCTATTGCAATAAGTCGAGAAAGTGCTTGCGCTCTTTTATCAAGATTAGTGAAACCATACCATAAGGCACCTTGGACAAAAGGTTGTACTATTGGCATAACTAGTTTAACAGTTTCTACCCAATCTATTTTTTTAACTACTTCTTCAAGGTCAGGAAGTTTCATACAACACGTAAAGAAGCAAATTGAATATTACTATCTGCGCCAGAGTTATTCCCGATCTTAAACTGCAAAAGCTTTTGCCCTCTTAACCGGTCTTGAATACAAAATATATTCCATACGTCAGCTGTTAAAGATTCGGCAGTATCTATAAACAAGTTATTCATATTTTGATTCTGACTACTTGTAGAATCTGCGGCCGATACTCCGACTAGATTAGCTGCGGCATTAACCGGTTGTAAATTAGCAAAAGGATACTGTTCTGGTGCCATAACGGCAGTAATAGCAAAGTTCCCGCCATTACTTATCTTTAATGCGATAAAGAGATCATTAAAACCTGTCATGTCAATATATTCATGGTCTGACCTTTGTGGACTTAATACGTTAGCACTATTACCAACAGCTTCATGTGTTGGGTCTACTAGAAATAAACTATCCGAAACTTGCGCCCCTTGCCATTTACCAGTTAAACGGTCAATAGTTCCAACGTTTAAGGCTGGTACTACATCCTGACTAACCCTGACGTGAGAGTCTACAGCTGACGTGATGAGACCGTCAGAACTTTCGCGACTCCAGGGGGCGTATTCTTTATCTGCCATAAAAATTATTCTAGCTGTAAAGTAACTGCCGCATCAATAGTTGCCACGGTTGTGGTAGCTATTGCAATCTCTAAAGTATTACCAGATACAACGCTTAAGTTTGTGTCATAAGTCATTGAATTAGGATTCGACCCTACTGCTGAAGCATTAGATACTTGCCCAGTTCCACAAAAGACAGCAGATCCGTCTCTAAGCGAATTTCCTGAAAGTTGAACCAAAGGGACATACTCTTCTGCTGCGTCACTTGCTACGCTTATAGTTATCTGTTTTACTGCCGATACATTCGACGGTATAACTAGGCTACTTGAAACGCTTGACGCTCCAATATTGTCCATGGCTGAAAATACCCCAGCCGTGGTTGTTAGTGCTGTTTCTGTTCTCGTTATTACTATGCTCATTTATATTCTGAAGTAAAGTTTACTTCCTCCTAGTTTTAGTTGTGGAAACTGCCGACGAGCAAAAGCACCACCTAGTGCGACCACTCCAGCAGTTACTAATGTCTTTCTTCCTTCATCTGTGCCAATCATATTAACGGCATTAGATGAGAGTGTATTGAATGCGGTCCCTAATTGACCGTCTGTAATATCTTTAACAACACCTTCGACAGTTTTGGAACCTCTACCGCCAGATGTCGCAATAGTGCGCCCAGCGTTTAGGTAACTTGCTATGGCAAGGCCTGAAGCCATGCCCGTTATACTTGGATGTGGTAGGGATTTTCTCATATTTCGTTTTCCATTAGAGGGTTTACGGGCTGGAGATCTCTTTCGGGTGCGATTGGTACGACCTTTAGCAGCTTGATAACGTGCTTTAGAGATAAGTTTGTTATCTTTAAAATACATCATGCGGCCATTTTTAGCTCTCTTAGCCCGTAATACCATACTTATTAATGAGTAGCTACTCTATTTAACTGTTTTGCGTTCTAATTTAACATCAGCTAAAAAGTTTAATTGTCTTTCTTTTAAGTTTAATTTGTCTAAGTTCTCCTCTGATATTACAATAACTAGGGGTGTTTTGCGTTCAAGACCTAAACAAACAACACAAAAACCGGTTATATTTCTACTTGGAGGGTTGCGAACTTCTCTACCGCAACCACCTATACAGTCTATTTTTGGCATCTTTGGCATCCGAACTTATCAGATCCCTTTATCGCTATTGGCAAATTGCCCTCTATGACGTTGTTATGCCTGTCCATAGCTGGCCTATGATAGCCTTCTTTGCATTCTAAACAGTTCTTATACTTGATAACACTAGTACAATCTTCGCATACTATAGCAAACATCGAATTGTTTACGTTTTTACTATAACATTTAGGACATAATTTATGTTTGAACATATCCGTTACTACTTTTGTAAATAGTTTAGATCTGTTTACTTCGTTATCAATTAAGAAATCTCTTAATTTAGTTGCTATAGTTACGTTAACTAAGCACTTGCTTATTCTATTGCCTTCAGAATCAAGTTCTGGAGGTCTCCCGACTTGTCGTACCATATTTCCAGAATAGCGTATTCTATATAATATATATGTATGTTAAATTAAACTAGAAAA